ATTAATCATATAACCATTGTAATTGACTGTTGAGGCAAGATTAAAGATTGATTGCGTCTGGAACAACACGGCTTGGCTGGCCAACGTGCTATTTGCCTGCAAATAGGTCTGGTAGAGCGTGTAGCCAGCGGGAACAGTGTAGACACCCATTTGCGACTGGCCAACACCAGCATTGATCTGGCCATAAACGGTCGTGCTGACCTTAGCCGTGATAACGCCGACGTTTGAAGCGTTGGTGTAATACAGCACATTGACGCGGAAATAGGTGTTAACGGTCGTAACGGGCGTGGTGCCAGTCAAGGTAATGTATTCGGTCAGCGTATTAAAATTCGCATCCGTACCAGAAATAAACAGAATACTTGTATCTGATGCGCTGGTGCTGACAACGGTTAATTTTGATGCAACAGTAAGATACGTGTAGTTGTTCTGCGTGGCATTGTTCGCGCCTTCCCAAATAGTCTGGGGCGTCGATGTATTACCAATGCCGCTTGTGTAACCAAAAATTGCAATGCCAGTGTGGCCAGTAATTTGCTGACGGGCTACTTGCAGTTCAAAAGGCTCATGAAGACCACGCTTGGTGACGGAATCATTAATGACATAGGCTTGACTGGTCATAATTATTTACCCTTTTTACGTGCTATTGCTGTATTATCCACCAAATTCGGGTAGGGACGGCCAGCCGCCCTTGCATGTGCTTTTGCAAGAGATTTCTGTTTGGTGGTTAAATGTTTGTGGTGTGCATCTTTTTCAGCAGGATGTTCCCAAAAAGGTGTCTTAGCCATTAGCAGCCCCATTTCCGCAAAGCTTTGTTAATCCGACTGTCGGGATCATGTGCATTTTTATGATTCGTAAGCTTAGACCGCATCCCTTCCATCCGCGCACAAAATGAATGATGGCGGGAGTTATGCGTGTCTTTGGTAGGGGCTTTCAATGTGCCGCCTGTCTCAGAATGATATGAAGCGCGTCCTTTGGCGTTTAAGCCGCCAGATTCGGATTTGCCTTCTTTGCGTGTCCAAGCTGCTGTCATTTCATCCTCCGTAAGAAAGAAGGGGGCCGCAGCCCCCCACTTAATCGTGCATCTTCTTCAACGTCTGGGCTAATCGTGCGCGTTTCGCAAGGGTAGGGTTCTCGCTATGCGCCGCCTTAGCCAGCTTCTTGGCGGGGATTTTTTCCCCCGCCGGAACGTGAAGCTGTCGGTGAAGTGCGCCGGGATGCTTGATAGCACCCTGAATCCACTTCGCTCCGCCGCCATCAGCATGATGCTGACGGCTTACGACTCCCCCGGCTCCACCATACGGCCAGCAGGGGTTTTCACCTTGTTGGCAGCAGAGAATGGACGCATTTCAGCGCCGCCAGCAACTGCACCACCCGATTTACGGGCAGGGCGGTCAAGACGGTGATGAGCATGGTGACCATGCATTTCAACGTGCTTGTGGCCGTGATGCTTCTTAGCGCGACCGCCGTGTTTACGGGCAGCATGCTTTTCCTCTGCTTCATGGACAGTATGCGAACCAGCGCCCGCATAAACTTCCTTCGGCGTTGGATCTTCGTCTACTTCACCATGCATTGGCGACTCAACCTTGCCACCCTTTTTATGGGCAGCGCGTTTCATCGTATGCATAGAATGCTTCTTAACTGCGTGATGAGCCATGCCGCCGTGGGCGTGGTGTTCACCATGCATTTCGTGATGCTTATGACCTTTCATGGCCTACTCCTTAAAAGTTATAATACTGGGTCAGGCCGAACAAGCCAGTCGCCGACTGAACATTGTAGGCTTGCGGAATCTGGCGGAACGAATACTTGTTCGTGCCAGTGGAAGGCGTAAGATTGACACCCGACGCATTCGCAAGGTCAATCGTGCCACGGACATCGCCCGTTGTTGCGGACGGTGTAGTACGGTCAGCAGGTAAGAAGCCGTTTGCAGCAAAACCCGTGTTAAGCGCTGGTGCAGTCTGAGAGTTACCAGAGTTAACAACAACTTCTGCTGAAGTATCTGAACGGATTGGCAAGCCAACAATTGCAGTTGTACCAACAGAGTAAGCGTGGGTCGTATCAGCCGTGCCGCCGGAAAGCACCACAGACTTGATATACTTAAACGCCTTCTTTCCGTTTACTGCGTTACCCGCTGAAATCGTGATGGCTTCAGACATTGGATATCCGTAGACATCGTAGCCGTTAACCGTCGCGGTTGCATAAGTGGCGCTGGCTGCTGCAGTAACGCTTACTGCACGGCCAACCATTGCCATTGGGTTCCAAAGCCAAATTGATGGCGTCTGGAGGTTCGTTGGAATTGCGCAAGATTGCACGTTTGGATAGGCCAAAGTAACCGTACCAGACGTGAATGTTACGTTCTGACTTAGCTGATAAGTACCAGTCTGTCCGTTACCAACCGTTGATGAAGTTCCTGTCGTCGTAATCTGAGAACTAATGTAGACGCCAGAAGTTGCACCAAGGGTTCCGCCTGTCACCGTCGTAGAAGAGGACAGAAGAACCATTCCCGGACCAATTGGCATGCCACTGTTTGCCGTAACAGTCAGAATACCGTTCGTTGCTGAAGCAGTAACTGAAGCATAGGCATCAAGTGCCAAAACCGTGTCCGTGGCGCCCGTATCTGACCGGGTAAAGTTGGACGAATAGTAGACGCCAGTAGTAGCGGAGTTAGTCGTAACAAGCGAAAGAGTTGCGCTTGTTGGGTTTGCAGAGGCAACAATTGCTGCCGCTGCGTTTGTGTATGGGACGCCAGTGAACGAAACAATGTCACTGAAGCCGTACCACCCAAAATCCTGCGCTGCCTGTGACTCACCGGGAAGGTAAGTAAAAGGAGTGCGCGGATCAAGGATGCCGCCCCCCGCATAAAATAGCGAGGAGCCTAAGTCAGGGTTGTAGTCCGATGGTTGCGATGGGTTTTGCCCAAATACAATCAGTGGACCGGAGAATGCTGTATCAGCCATAGTGCCTTCTCCTTACGAGGTTGGGAACGAGCCGTAGATAGAACGCCAATTGTAATAGCCCAGAGAATAACGCTCATAGCCCTTAACAAGAAGGTTGTCTGTCGTGAAGTCGACTTGCATATCCATTTCAAATGGAATGCGCTCCATGTACACCAGACCTTTAATGTTCGTTAAGAGGAACCAAGCGTAGTTGGAGGTCAAGAAGTCCATGACCATGTAACCTTCTGGCAGACCGCCACCCGTAAAGAGGATCGCATTCGTGTCGTTATCTGCCGTACCCGGACGAAGCTGCGTCTTCGTAAGACGAATAGCAACTGGTTCAAGTGAAGGAGGAACGATCAACTTACGACCACGGGCAAAAATCTTGATGCCAGCGATATCACGGAAGTTCTGACGGATAGAAACCATTGCGTTAAGCAAGGTTGCTTCGTTCAGATCGACCTGTACAGTTGGGGTATTAGCAATCGTCAGACCGCCATCAATAGGATGCGACGTGGAGCAGAGTGCCACACCGTCAGCGCCGATGGATGCATTGTACGTCGTTGCCGTGTTAAGCACGTTAGCGGCGTAAATTTCTTTGGTCTGATGGAAAGATTCAGTAAGGCCAAGGTTAGTTGGCTTGAACTGAGCCTTGTAGAGGTTATCGTCGATAGCCTTACGGGTGATCGCGTAGCCAAGTGCAATTTCGTTATGCTCTTGGTTGTACACGTAACGCTCACCAGCGGCGTTATCAAACTGAGTGTTACCACCTTCTTGCTTCAACTGAGCAAGACCAAGGTAACGCATTTCAGCGGTGCGTTCCAAAGCCATGTTTGACTTGGTGATTTCAAACACCTTGTCGTACTGGGAAGGAATCTGCGAATACTTGCCTTCAACTCCACGGAGGCCGGGGAGGAGAAGGTCACGGATTTGACTAAGATTAATAGCCATTTGAACTTACTCCTATTACGAGCCAGCCGTGAGACGGAAGGACTGGTTGTTGAATGCAACGATGATACGGTTGTATGCAGAGGTCGTATCCGTGCCATTTGCGCCCGGAGGTGCAGTGATGAGCGAAAGAATACGGAAAGCATACGTCGTAGACGTGCTGATGTTGGCTTGGTTAGCATAAGCCGTCGACTGACCAGTCAGAAGCTGATAAGCGGCTGGCGATGCAGGTGAGTTACCAGCGTAGTCAATGTTGGAATTGACCTGAGCCTGAGTAACCGCTGCGGAACCAGATGACTGAACGTTAAACGTAGCCTGTGGGTCTGCAATGACGTAAGCCGTAATAACCGTTCCGGTTGGAACAGTTGTGCTGGCGGGCCAATATGGCGACCAAGTTACTTTGTTAACGGACGAATTGTAAAATTCGCAACCGATGAAGACACCAAGAACGGCAGTCGTGCCGCCAGCGCCAGCGATAATATAACCGCCAGAAATCTGTACTGGGTCACCGGAGAAAATATTGGAAGAATAGCCAGATTGAATCTGATACGCCGACTGTCCTAGGGAACCAGTACGCCCGTCCAGAAATCCTGCAAGTACGAAACCATTGGGCGCAGAAGTGTTCGCCATAGGTTGCTCCTTTTCGGTAGACTACTTTCAGACGGCGCGTCTGCCTGTAATCAACGAGGGGAAGCCCACTACGGCGCG